CACTGGCGAGCGAGGCGATCCGCGAGGGCCTGAACGCGGTGGCGGACCGTGCGGAGAAGCTGGACGTGAAGGATCTGCGCGACCTGGCTGTGCTCTACGGGATCCTGACGGACAAGGCGCAGCTGCTGAGCGGACAGCCGACGGCGCGTGTCCAGGTCGAGGAGCTCAAGCCGGCGGATCACGACGCCTTCAACGATTACCTTCGCGGCCTGAAGCCTGCGCGGATCCATTTGGAGGGGGAAACGGCCAGCCAAAAAGAGGCGGCGCCGGCTGGGCCACCTGGGCCAGGTGCCGGGCCGGATCCGGCGCCAGGTGCGGCCGTGATCGAGGTCGGGACTGATGAGCAATCAGAAGGGAAAGGCCAGAATGCAGCCTGAAACTGAGGGAGTGTCACCAAACTTGCCACCGATGGACCGGATGGACCACCCCGGGGAGGGGGGGGTGCCGGGCGCGGGGCCGGCCGGGGGGGGCGGGGCGCGTCCCGTAGGCGTTGGCGAACTTTCACACAAAGGGGGACCTGTGTTCGAGCACCTGGAGGGCTTGCTGGCCGAGGTGACCGGGGTTCCCCAAAAAAATTTGGCGCGGGCGCGCACGAGGTCGCTGCACGAGGGGCAGGACTGGGCGATGCGCGGGCGCGAGGTGGCGTATAGCGCCACCGGCCTGCGGGCGGTGCTGGAAAAAATTGCCGGGCCGGCGCGGGACGGCAGCGTGGCGGGGGTGGCGATCGGCGAGCTCGAAGCCAGGACGCGGATCCAGCCGGAGCCGGATCTGGAGATTAAGGCCTGGGTGCGGCGGCTCTACACGAACCGCTTCCTGATACAGGTGCAGCTCGACGGAGGACGGCTCGTAAACGTGCGCGTGCCGGAATCCAAAAACTTCCGCAAGGGGATGGAGCTGGCAGTGGTCTGGAACGGGCGGGTTTACGAACTGCGGGGACGGGCCCCGCGCTTCCCGGGGAGATGGTGATGCGAGTGGAACCTGGACTAACATCACACCCTAAATTCATCCGCCTCAAAAAGCGGGTGGGCGATATCGCCGCCGAGGTGCTGATCCGGCTGTGGGGCCACTGTCAGGACTCGCAGCGGGGGGAGTACTGGCCCAGAGCGGATGCGGATTACCTGGAGGTGGTGTGCGGCTGGGATGGCCAGCCGGGGCTGCTCTGGCGGGCGCTCCTGGATGCGCATTGGATCCTGCAGGACGCCGGCGGGGTGCGCGTGCATGACTGGAATGCGATGAATCCCAGCTTCCTAGCCAACTGGCGCAACGGGCCGAAAGGGGGACGGCCGCCGAAGGATTACGACCGTTCCACGGGAACCAAGCGGAAACCAGTCGGAAACCCACTGGTTAACCAGTCGGAAACCAGTGGGTTACCACCTGCAAACCAGGTGGACATAACTAAACAGAACTCTACTGAACTTCCGGAAGGGGGACCGGGGGAAAGTCCGAGCCGGACTGGCCAATCGGGGCTGCGGTACGACTTCGCGCAGCAGCTGGTGGAGTTCCTGAACCAGGCCAGCGGCGGCTCGTTCCTGGCCACCTCGGCGATCCTGCACGAAGTGGCGCACCGGCTGGCGGAGACGCAGCAGGACCTGCCCGGCGTCAAGCAGATGATCACGCGGCAGGCGGCGCTATGGGGCCGGGACGAAAAGATGCGCCCGTTCCTGCGGCCGGCGACGCTCTTCGACGAGAAAAAATTTCACGACTACTACGGCCAGCGCTCGCTGCCGTTACCGAATAAAAACGGCGACCCGCTGGCGCGACGGCGGGAGCTGGAGGAGCAAATCGAGAAAAGCCCGGCGAACCGGCAGAGCCGCTACCATGACCCGCTGGCCGGCGCGGCTGAGAAAGAAAAGTTGCGGGCAATGAGAAAGGAGCTGGCGCAGGTATGAGAAGAATCAAGCAGATGGTGCAGACGATGCACAAATATATCGGTGGCGAGCTGGCGGTGGGCCACAAGTTCGCCCTCCGGAGCGGTGCCGAGTACGAGGTGCAGGACAATGGAAGCGTGATTCGGACCCGGTGGAAGCCGTGGAACAACAAGGCGGAGATGAAGCGGTACCACAAGGAGCGGCGGGATGTGCTGTTTGGGGCTGCCGACAAAGTGGGAGGGGAGGGGCGATGACGGAGGAGCAGTCCAGACGTATGGACCGGTTGCCGCCGCACACGCCGGAGGGGGAGCAGGGGGTGCTGGGGGCCCTCTTGCTCGCGCCGCAGGACGGGCTGGCCGAGTGCGCGGGACGGCTCGCGCCGGATGCGTTTTATGATCTGCGGCACCGGATGATTTACTCCGCGCTGTTGACGATGTGGGACGCGCGGACGGCGGGGATCGACCTCTTGACGGTGCAGCAGTGGCTGAAGGACCGGGGCGAGCTAGAGCAGGTGGGCGGGGTGCAATACCTGATGCAGATGATGGATCGGGTGCCGAGCGCGGCCAACTTGAGCTATTACCGGGAGTTGGTGGAGGACAAGTGGCGGCGGCGGCGCATGCTGGCCTCGCTGATGACCGGCAGCCGGCGGATTTACGAGGAGGGCCAGGCGACGCCTGGTTTGCTGGACGAGATCGAGGCCTCGGTGCTGGCGGCCAATGAGGACCGGGCCCTGGAGACGCAGACGTTGCCGGCGCTGGTGAGCGAGGTGGGCGACCTGGTGGAGAACCTGCACCGGGGCGTCGGATTGATCGGCGGGGTACGGACACGCTTCTCCTACTTCGACAAAATGACCGGAGGCCTGCACCGGAAGGAGTTCATCGTGCTCGCAGCGCGGCCATCCCTGGGCAAGACCTCGTGGCTGGTCAATATGGCGGTGAACATCGCGAAGGACGGGCAGGGGGTGGCGATCTTCAGCATGGAAATGAGCGCCTCGGACCTGGTGCTGCGGATGTGCTGCAGCGAGGCGCGGATAGACTTTCACCATTTGCGGACCGGCTGCCCGAGCAAGGAGGACGTGGAAGCCTTCCGCGAGGTGGCGCCGATGGTGGCGCGGCTGCCCATCGTGATCGACGACACGCCGGCGCTGGGCATCCTGGACCTGCGCGCGCGGGCCCGGCGGCTGGTGCGGCAGAAGGGAATCAAGCTGATCGGGGTGGATTACCTGCAGCTGATGCACGGCAGCAAGGACTGGGGCCCGAACCGGACGATGGAGGTGGCGGAGATCTCCGGCGGACTGAAAAGCCTGGCCAAGGAGCTAAACCTGCCGGTGGTGGCGCTCTCGCAACTGAACCGGGAAAGCGCCCGCCAAAAGAACCGCAAGCCGGGGCTGGAGGATCTGCGCGAGAGCGGGGCGATCGAGCAGGACGCGGACCTGGTGGCGCTGCTCTACCGGCCCAAGAGCGAGGACGAGGACGAGGAGGAGGGCGACCTGATCCCGGTGAATGCACTGATCGCCAAGCAACGCAACGGCCCAACGGGGGACGTGATGATGGTCTTCAACCGGCCACAGATGCGCATGATGGACGCGGGCCAGGCCAGGAGAGAAGCCCGCGAGCCTGAACTGCCAGCGGCGGAGCCGGCGGGGATCAGCGTGATGCAGATGCCGACGACGGAGGAATTGTTTCCGGAAAGGATGAGGGATGAAGGATGAAGGATGACCAATAAACAACGACGGGAATACAAGCAGGCAAATCAGGAGCGCAAGCAGCGCATGATTGAACGGGTGAAGAACTGCGACAAAGCGATGAAGGACTACTTTGCCGGGTTCGGGCTGATTCAGGACGGTAAACACACAAAATAAACGAAAGGCCAAAACATGACGACGACGATAGAGCACGCGGTGGAGACGGTGAACGAGCTGGAACGGCGGGGGCTGTGCCTGATGACGACGGCGCGGGACCTGAGAAAGCATTTTGCGATGGACGATGGCCCGCTGCAGGAAGAGCCGGAGCCGGAGCAAGACAGGCTTGACGTAACGGCGAAGGGGAAGGCCGTTCTCGCAGGAACGAAGCGCTCGGTTCGGCCGCTGGGGGACGAGGCGCTGAAGATCGTGGCGGCGGCGCGGGGGCTCAAGGAACCGTTCCGAACGGACACGTTGGCGGAGGCGGCCGGGATCCCGCACAAGCAGGCCAGCAACTGGATCAATAACCGGATCAAGGACGGCTGGCTGAAGCGGACGGGTTTCGGCGAATACCAGCGCCTGGCGGCATTCGGCAAGGTGACGGCGAAGGCGGGGCGGAGCAAGCCGGCGCGGGAACCTGGAGAGGGGAGCCGGCTGCTGGAGCAGATCCACGGCGAGATTGAGAGCGGGAGGGGCAAGGCAGGGGAGTAAGAGCTGGAAACGAAGGTAACGAAGAACAGAAAGGCCAAACAGATGAAAACGATGACGGAGATTATGCAAACAGCGAAGGTTGAGACGCGAGGCTCGGAAGCGATGCCTGCGGCGACGAATGGCCGGCTGATGGTGGAGATCGAGCGGGTGATGCCGGATCCGAATCAGCCGCGGAAGGTGTTCGACCAGGAGAAGCTGGAGGAGTTGGCGGAGAGCATCCGGAGCCAGGGGATCGTGGCGGATTTGCTGGTGAGGATAGAGTGGAAGCGCGGAGTGACATTGCCGCACTACGTTATCCTGGACGGGGAGCGGCGTTGGCGGGCGGCGAAGCTGGCAGGACTGAAAAGTGTGCCGGTTAGTATGCGGGAGGTCAAGGACGTGACGGCGCTGCAGCTGGTGGCGAATATGCAGCGGGAAAATTTGAACGCGCTGGAGGAGGCGGCGGCGTTTAGCAAGCGAGTCGAGGCCGGGACCAAGCCGGAGGAGCTGGCGAAGGAATTGGGGATCAGCCGGGCGACGGTGTTTGGCCGGCTAGCGTTGCGACGATTGAGCGAGCCGGTGCGGCAGGCGGTGATCAAAGGCCAGATCTCAACGAGCGTGGCGGCGCTAGTGGCGCTGGTGCCGGGGGAGAAGCAGAAGGAGCTGCTGGAGGAAGCGAAGGGCTACCGCGACGAAGGCCCGATGAGTTTTCGGGGGGTCAAGGAGACGGTGGAACGGGAGTACTTGCGGCCGCTCCAGGGCGCCGGGTGGGACCTGGGGACGGTGTTCCAGCATGGGTTTTGCGAGAAGGCCGGGCTGAAGCCTCCGGGGACGTGCGTGGCCTGTCCGAAGCGGACGGGGAACATGGTGGGGCAATTCCCGGAGCTGGAGAGCCGTCCAAACGTCTGTACGGATGTACAGTGTTTTCGGCTCAAGACGCAGGAATGGGCGCGGATGAAGCTGGAGGAAGCCAAGAAAGCCGGCAAGCCGGTGCTGGAGGCCGGGCAGGCGTTCCGGCAATACGGCGGGGTGAAGGAGGGGCTGGTGGATCTGTCGGAAACCTGCGAGCCGCTGGGGTGGGAGAACCGGAAGGCGTGGAAAGCGGCGCTGGGCAAGGACGTTCCGGAGGTGATCCTAGCGGTGGATAAGGAAGGCAAGCTGCACGAGTTGGTGAAGAAGGAGGAGGCGGTGAAGGTGCTCAAGGACTCGGGCAAGCTCAAGAAAGCGCGGGAAGCGAGTGGGAGCAACGATAACTGGCGGAAGGAGCAGGCCAGGAAGGCGAAACTAGGCAAGCTGTACGCGGCCGCGGCGATCGTGGCGACGGGCGAGCTGGTGAAGTGGCTGGCGCGACCGGAGAAAATGACGAAGGCGCAGGCCCTGGGAGTGGCGCAGGCGATGGCCTGGAGCGCGTACGATCACACGAGCATCGACGAGCATGCGTTTGTGGCGAAGGGGCGCGGGCTGACGACTTCGCAATCCGATTGCCGGGAAAAGCTCGAGAAATGGATCAAGGAGAACCAGGCCGATGCGTCGGCACTGACGGGGTTCGCGGTGGAGCTGCTGTTGTGCTGCTCGTATGAGGGGGGAGGGTACCGGCGGGGCAAGTGGGAGAACAGCAAGGGGTGGAGTGCGAGTTACCGGGAGTTATGCGAGTTGGCGGGGTTGAAGTTGCCGGTGGTGACACTGGCCGCGGACAAGAAGGCGAAGGCCGCTAAGAAAGCCAAGAAAGGAGGCAAGTGATGAGCACGACGACGCGAGAGAGCGCGGATCATTTGATCGAGCACGTGAGCCAGGAGATCGAGTTCTTGCAGCGGTTGATGCAGGACCTGGCCAGGTTGAAGGAGGATCGGCGGTGGGGGCATCCGTACGCGGCGAATCAGACCGTATCGCAGAAAGTGCGAGGTGGTCCGAGCCGGACTGGCCAGTGCGAGGTGCGTGCTGGGGACGGGATTGGGCTGCTGGCGGAGGCGGAGCGGGAGATCGATCGCGAGGCGATGGAACGGGACATTGAATGGAAACGGCTACGGCTCAAAGAAATCGAGGGTCTGCTGGGCAGACCGCAGTCCGCAAACTATTTGACAGGACTGATCATCGAGCGGGAGCGGCTGGAGCGGGAGTTGAAGGGGATGGAGGGGGGGCTATGACGATCACGATCACTGTGACGGAGGATAAGAGCGGGCTGATGCTGGAGGGTGTGTGCGCGGCTGAAAAGGAGGGGGAGCACTTCTCGGATCGGCAGAAGATTGCGCGGACGTTGGTCCTGGAGGCAGTGTCGATGATCGCGCACGAGATTGCAAAATTGACGGGGGCCCGCGGCGCGATCGTGTTGAAGGAGGCGGGGCCTGCGAGTGAGGGGAACTGAGGATTAAGATTACGAGTAAGATTAAGATTAAGAGATGAGCTTTAAACCCACCATTCATCCGGTGCTGGGGTTGCCGACGGCGCGGCAGGCTTTGGCGTTGGGGGATCATGCCTGGCGCGAGGCGATGGGGCGGCGCGAGGCGATTATCCGGAAGGAGCGGGAGGATCCGTTCGGATCGGGCTGGGAGCCGCCGGTCTGGAAACTGGCGGATGCGCTGATGGGGTTCCCCTGGGTGGACGCGGCGGAAGCGGAGAAGGTACGCCAGGCGTTGGGATTCTCGAAGCCGGCGCGGGTGTTGCTGGCGCTGGGGGGGAATCGGGCCGGCAAAAGCCAGTGGGCGAGCAAACGGCTAATGCGGCTGCTCCGGATGCGATCGCAGGCGCGCGCGTGGGCGCTGCACTCGACGCTGCCGATGAGCCGGCAATACCAGCAGCCGTTGCTCTACGATTACCTGCCGCCGAATTTGCGCGGGGTGGATATCAAGGGCAAGACGACTTACATCGCGTACAAGCAGAAGACGGGATTCTCGGAGGAGCAGTTTGTGCTGCCACCGCTCAATCCCGGCGAGCGTGGGAGCGATTGCCTGTTCAAGACGTATGACCAGGACGTGGGCTCTATCGAAGGCGGCAACCTGGATATCGTATGGCCAGACGAGCTGGTGCCGAGCGATTGGGTGGAGACGCTGGAACTGCGCCTGGCGGAGAAGAACGGCTGGATGCCGGTGACGTTCACGCCGGTGGAGGGTTACACGCCGACGGTGGGCATGTTCCTGGACGGGGCGGAGACGGTGATGGAAAGCGTGGCGTTCCTGTGCCCGAAAGATGGCGGGCCGCCGGACGTGGCGCGGGCGCTGGGGTTCGACGATCTCGAGGATGGGACGACGGCCGCGGAGCAGCTGCAGGAGGTGCTGGCGGCGGAGAAGGAGGGACGGGCGAGTCTTTATCCGCAAAGTGTGCCGCAGAGGTTTGAGTTCGAGGACGAGGGACGAGAACGAGGACGAGGACGAGTGGGATGGGGGCAGCCCAAAATTCCGAAGGGGAGGGAATTTGAGACGGTGCCGCGGGTGATGCGGTGTGCCGGCGGGGAGGGGAAGCGGGCGGTGCTGTTTTTTCATTCGGCGGATAATCCGTACGGGAACCCGAAGAACGTGTGGGCGACGGTGGCGGACAAGAACCGGGAGTTCGTGAGGGAACGATTTTACGGGGTGGCGCATCGGACGCTCTCGGCTCGGTTCAGCAAGTTCAGTCGGCGGGCGCATGTGATCGCGCCGGACGAGGTGCCGCCGGAGGGGACGAATTACAAGTTTGGGGACCCGTGTAACGGCCGGAATTTCTTTTTCACGTGGTTCCGGGTGACGCCGGAGCACGTGTATGTGTATCGGGAATGGCCGAGCGCTTATTATGTGCCGGGGATTAACGAGGTGCCGGGCCCGTGGGCCCTGCCGGACGGGCGGCATCCGGATGGGCGCCGGGGGCCGGGACAGAAGCCGTTTGGCTGGGGGTTGAGGCAGTATAAGCGGGAGCTGGCGCGGTTGGAGGGCTGGAAGGCGCCTGAGAAGCCGAAGCCGGAGGAGATGACGGAGGAGGAATGGGTGGACTCGTGGAGCGAGCACGATGGCGCCAGGGAAACGATCGCGGAGCGATACCTGGACAGCCGGTTCGCCAGCACGCCACGCCCGGAGAAGGATCGGCCGGTGACGTTGCTGACGCAGTTTGAGGAGATCGGCCTGTACTTCACGCCGACGCCGGGCAACGATATCGAGGAAGGGGTGGAGCTGATCATTGATGCGCTGGATTATGATGCGCGTCGGGACCTGGACTATTTCAATCAGCCGCGCCTGCTGATCAGCAGCGAATGCGTGAACACGATCTACAGCCTGGCGACGTGGACGGGGATGACGCGAGAGGGCCGGCGCTGCCTGGACGGGGCGACGAAGGATCCGGTGGATAATTTGCGGTACTTTTTCCTGAGTGATTGCGGATACACCGGGGGCAAGGTGGAGGAGGACAAGGATCCGGAAGGGATGAGGAGGTTTTACTGACAAGGATGAATTATGAGGGATGAAGTATGAAAACCACAGAGGCACGGAGACACAGAGGCACGGATCTATGAAAGCGATTTCTTTATGGCAGCCCTGGGCTTCTGCGATGGCGTTTGGATTTAAGTGCAACGAGACGCGGAGCTGGCCGACGCAGCATCGCGGCGATCTGGTGATCTGCGCCAGTAAGCAGGCGTCGCGGATGGACTTGCTGGTCCCGAGGGCGCGGGAGGCGATCGTGGAGCTGATGCCGGCCGACGGGTTCCCTTACGGAATGGCGCTCTGCGTGGTGGACCTGTGGGAGTGTGTGCGCACCGATCACTTTCATGGCGCGTGTCCGATTGTGGCGTCCGAGATGGAGGCTTCACTGGGCGACTATACGCCAGGCCGCTTTGCCTGGATAACGCGCAATCTGCGGGTGTTGCGAAAGCCGGTGCCGATTCGTGGTCGGCAGGGGATTTGGAATCTGACGGCGTCCGAGGAGTCGGATGTGATCGGGGCGCTGTTATGAGCGAGCTGCCTGACAAACTTTGGGTGAGGCGCGGGGAAGCGCGGGCTTACCTGGGGATCAGTGAGCAGGCGTTCACGAAGCTGCTGGCCAGTGGCGCGCTGCAGCCTGTGTATTTTCCGGGCGGAGCGCGGGCGCTGTTTGAACAGAAGGCGGTCAGGGAGTTAATGAAAACGACCAAAGAGACGAAAGGGACCAAGCCGTGAGCATGACACTGGATGAATTTTTTGAGGAGTTGCGCCGGACGCCAAGGAATTGGAAGCTGTCCCCGACGGGGGCGATCCGGATGGGCTGCGATTGCCCGGTGACCGCTGTGTGCGCGATGGTGCGGTGGAAGACTTATACCTCTGATAATTTCATCGAGGCCGCGAAGGAACTCGGGCTCGCAGGCGGACCGAGGGACGAGATACAGATGGCGGCGGACGTGGCGCAGGCGGATTGGCTGTCACGGAATGGACTGACAGAGATGCGGGCGCGGCTGCTGGTGGCGTGCGGGCTGGGGACAGTGGGGAGTGCGGAGATGGTCAACGGTGGGGAGGAGAATAAACGGACATGAGCACTGTTAACGGGACGATGGATAATCCGACGGCGGAACGGATCGGGGTGATCGAGGGGGATGGCGGGGATGGGGCGATGACGGAAGACTTCCTGCGCGCGATCAAGGCGGAGGCGACGCGGATCGGCACGGCGGGGAATTACAACATCAACGAGCGGCGGTTCGCGAGCGAGGAGACGCGGTTCAACATTTGGGAGGGGCAATCGCCCGACGGCCGGAAACACGCGGACGCCAACGACGGCCGGCCGGCGTTCCCGTTCGAGGGGGCGAGCGATGCGCGGATCCGCCTGGCGGATATGATCGTGAACGAGCGGGTATTGCTGCTGCTCGCCGCGGCGGCGCGGCAGACGCCCCAGGTGAAGGGGCTGGACCTGGACAACGAGGGGCTGGGCCACAAGCTGACGGTGCTGCTGAAGTGGGTGCTGAAGAACAAACTGGGCAGCGCGTTCGTGCGGACGATGTATCTGCTGGCCAATTACCAGGAGAGCGATTCGCCGAGCGGGGCGGTGCTGGGGATCTGGTGGGAGCGCAACGAGGGGCTGATGATGCAGACGGTGACGATGGACCAACTGCGCCAGCTGATGCTCCAGACGTTTGGACTGCCCCCGCAGGCGGTGGCGCAGCTGGAAATGCAGTTGCTGAATCCCGAGAAGGAGAAGCAGACGGCCGGCCTCTTGCAGGAACTCCTGCCGCATTTGACGGCGAAGCGGGCGCGCCAGGTGGTGCAGGGCTTGCGCTCGGAGGGGACGGCGAGCTTCCCGGTGCCGTACACGAAGCAGGAGGGGCCGGTGCTGTGCGCTTACCGGATCTTCCAGGATGTGTTTTTCCCGACCAACAGCCCAGAGCTGCCGCGCTGGCGGGTGTATTACGTGCGGGAATGGTTGAGCGAGGTGGACCTGCGCTCTCGGGTGGCGACGGAGGGTTACTCGGAGGAGTTCGTGGACGGCGTACTCGAGAAGGAGGGCATGACAGGCTGGCCGATGTACCGGCGCAACCCGACGCAGGGGGATTTCATGGTCATCAAGCAGGAGGAGAGCAAGGAGGCGAATCGCGGCCTTTACGAAGTGAACACGGCGATCTTCCGCGCGGTGAACGACGACGGGGCGGTGGGGATTTACTACGTGACGTTCAATTTCATGGTGGAAGTGGCGGCGCACGAGCGGCGGTTGCTGGATTACCAGCACGGTGAATACCCGGCGGTGTATTTCTCGCGGGAGGTGCTGGGCGAGCGGGTGCTGGACGCGCGCGGGGTGCCGGAGCTGGTGGCGACGGAGCAGACCTCGCTGAAGCTGCTGCGGGATTCGTTCAACGACAATGTGACGATCTCGACGCTGCCGAACATCCTGGTACCGCGACGCCGGAGCAAGCTGAGCCTGGTGATCGGCCCGCTCAAGATCATCAAGGAAGACCGGCCGGGGGACGTGAAGTGGATGGAGCCGCCGCAATACCCGGTGGGCAACGACAAGCAGACGCAGGAGATCCGGATGTGGGTGAACGAGTACTTCGGCCGGATGGCGGAGGGGGTGACGCCGACGCTCATGCAGCTGCATCAAACGGGGATGACGACGCTCTTCCTTGCGAGCCTGTCGGACGCGTTCACGCAGGTGTTGCAGCTCTGCCAGCAATACATGCCGGAGGAGGAGCTGGCGCAGATCACGGGGGACGACGGGATCCCGATCGCGCGGTCGCGGGAGGAGATCCAGGGCAAGTTTCGCGTGGAGCTCTCGTTCGATCCGCGCGACCTGGACCAGGACTACCTCAAGAACCTGATCGGGCTGCTGGTGCAGGTGTTGCAGACGGACACGCTGGGGACGGTGCAACGGGACAAGCTGGTGCAGCGGCTCTTCAGCGCGATCGATCCCGGCCTGGCGGCGCAGACGCTCCAGCCGGTGCAGCAAGCGCAGGAGAGCGAAGTGAAGGATGAGCAAGCCAACTTCGCCAAGATCTCGGCCGGCGTGGAACCGGAGATGGCGGCGGAGGGCCAGAACTTCCCGCTGCGCCTGCAGGTGCTGCAGGGAATCGGGCAACAGAATCCGGAGGCCTTGCAGAAGCTGACACCGGTGAGCCGGGAGATCCTGGAGGCGCGGCTGAAGTACTTGGCGAACCAGGTGCAGCAGCTCAAGAACGCGCAGATCGGGAGACAGGTGGGGCAGCCGGTGCTGGGGCAGGGTGGGCAGGGCGCGCCGGCGGGGGTGAGTGCGATGGGAGGGGGAGGTGGGCAGGGGCAGGGATGAAGTATGAGGGATGAATTATGAAATATCGAAAGAAGCCGGTGGTGATCGAGGCGGTTCAGTTCAACGGGACCCCGCTCGGCGCGCTTGTTGTGTTTGATCTGTTCGATGTGCCTGGGGGTAAGTTCGTGCCGTCCCCTGGATCATTAGAAACAGGAACCTTGTTAATCCCCACTTTGGAGGGAAATCACACCGCAAGCCCGGGCGACTGGATCATTAAGGGGGTTAAGGGTGAGTTCTATCCGTGCAAGCCGGATATCTTCGCGGCCACGTACGAACCGGCACAAGAGTGAGATTCGCGTTTATGGTTGTGATCGGTCGGTTCATGTGGACGCAGAAGGGATTCTACGTTTGGCGCATGCACGTGTCGCGGAAGTTGGGAGCTGCGAGGTGGTGTCAGTGGGACAGGATTAAGAGTAAGAGTAAGAGTAAGAGTAAGACTGATTGAATGAAACGATTGAGGGAATGGTTGACGGGACGGGCGAGGCCGGCGTTGCGGTCGGTGCGGGTGATCGCGGAGCGGGAGCTGGCGGAGATGTTCCTGAACGTGCCGGACTCGCCCGGCTGGAAGGCGACGCTGGCGGTGTTGGACCAGGAGATCCAGGAGGGCGTGGAGCGCTGCCTGGACGAGCGGCTGACGAACGAACAGATGCGCTTCCGGCTGGGCGGAGTGCATACGCTGCTGGAGTTCAAGGCGACGCTGGAAGAGCATGAAATGGAGGCGAGGAGGAAACCATCGGAGGAAAGTGCGAAGTGAGAAGTGCGAAGGACGTGCCAAGGGCCTATTCGCTCGCACTTCGAACTTCGGACCTCGCACTTCTGAGGGGGATTAAGATTAAGATTAAGATTAAGAATTGGGGAGCTGACGTTGGTTCATTTGTTGCCGTTGGTCGCCAGTCGTCGCCGTTTCAACAAGGGACCGTTGACGCAATGGGAGGGCAGGGCGTAGAAGCGCTGGCATGGCAAAGACAAACGCGGAAGCGGGCGCGGCGGCGGCGGCGGAGCCGAACGAGCAGGATCGGGCAGTGGAATCGGCATTGTCGCGGTTGAATTTGCCGCCGGAGGTGGCCGGGGAGCTGAGGACCCAGATCGAGCATTTGGCGGGGGAGAATGGTGAAGAGGGCCAGGCCGCGGCCGGTGGAAAAGCTGGAAAGGGCGAAGGCGAGCAGGAGCAGCAGCAGGAGCAGCAGCAGGAGGCCGGCGCAGCCGCGGCGGAGGCAGAGGCGGAGGCGGCGCAGGAGGTGGAAACCAAACTGCTGGCGTCACTTTCTGAGGAGGATCGCAAGGCACTCGACAGCATGGCGCCGGAGGAGCGGGCGGAAATCATCAAGGATTTGATCGCGGAAGACGCGGCCAAAGGAGCGGGCGGTGAGCAGCAGGCAGCGGAAAAGCCGGAGCTGACGCCGGAAGCTGAGCAGTACGTGACCACGCTGGAGCAGGGCCACAAGGCGGCGCTGGTGGAAGTCAACGGCAAGCTCGAAGCCGAGGCGGCCAAGGTGAAGGAGCTGGAAACCAGGCTGCAGCAGGCCGGCACGCAGCCGCACCAGATCGCGCCGATAGATCCTCTGTTCCTGGCGGAGAACGCGACGGAGATCGACAAAGCGGACCAGGCGATCGCGCAGTTCGAAAAGTGGGCGTTGAAGAATTGGGACGGGACGGAGGAAGTGACCGACGCGAAGGGCAAGGTGACGCCGGCATTCTCGAAGGAGGATATTCGCGAGCGTTACGCGCAGCTCAAGGAAGTGCGGGACCGGGTGGTGCCGGAAGCCCGCCAGGCGCTGAAGAATCGGGCGGCGCATAACGAGGAGGCCAAGAAGATTTACCCGGAGCTCTTCAACGAGAAACGGGAGGAGTATGGGGTCGCGCAGAACATTCTCAGGGCGGCGCCCGGCCTCAAGGCGATCATCCCGAACATCATGGTGGTGATCGGAGACGCGCTCGTGGGCGAACGGATCCGGCTGGCGAAGGAGAAAGCCAAGAAGGGATTCAAAGGCGCGGGGAACGGGGAGAACGGGAAACCCAGGAGCCGGCTGCCATTGGCGCGGCGGGCTGGCGGCGGTGGTGGGATGCCGGCGGCTGGCGGGCGCAGGGCCAGGAACGAGGTGAGCGCGGAGAAGTTTGTGGAGATGGGTGGCGGCCGGTCGGCGCTGGTGCAGATGATCCGCGGGATGGATATCCCGATGGCCGGCGGAAGGAAGGGCGAGGATTGAGCGCGGCCAGGGGGCCAGAGCGGCAAAGTGAGGCTTCGGAAAACCCCACCCGAGTGTGCGCTTAACGGTCTGGTTCCCTGGCGGCGGTCAAGCTCAGGATTAAGATTAAGATTAAGAGTAAGATTAAGAATTTTCGGTGGGGAATGTGCGTAGTGGGTGGGGATGGAAAGGACGAGGTGGCTGGTTATGGCAATGGCGTTTGAGGCGGAACAAGTGGGGAAGAGACAGTCGTGGGCGAATATCATCGCGAACATCGAGGCGGAGGCGACTCCATACACCTCGATGGCGGAGAAGCGGGAGCGGCCGAAGCAGGTGCTGCAATCCTGGCAGGCGAAGAGTTACCCGGTCACTGGCCACCGTGGCGTGGTGGACGGGCAGGATGCGACAAGCTTCGACAGCAATCCCCGGGCGCTGATCCAGTGTTACGGGCAGAAGACCTGGCGCAAGCCCGGTGTATCTGACTTTGCCGACGAGGCGGAGATCGTGGCGCTGGACAAGGGCGAGATGGCGGAGCAGATCGCGGACGCGCTGGTGACGGTGAAACGCCAGATCGAAAAGCGCTGCCTCTCGGCGGTGGACACGGCGAGCGACAACGGGACGACGATCGGCAACGAGACGCGCGGGGCGTTCGTGTGGTGCCAGAACGGGGCCCAGGGCAACCTGCCGGTGCCTGCCGCATTCCGGACGCCGACGGCGCAGATCTACTCCAGCACACTGGCGCTCTTCACGGAGACGCTTTACCTGGGCTTGTGCCGATCGAGCTTCAAGCAGCGCAACGGGGCTTTCGCGATGCACGCTTTCCTGGGGATCGACCTGAAGGACGCCTTCACGAACTTCTCGAAGTATCAGGACACGGTGGGAAGCAAGACGGCGATCCGCACCTTCCGGCAGACGGCGGATACCAAGGCGGTGATCATCACGATCGACCGGCTGGTGCTCGACACGGGCACGGTGGATCTGCACCCGGTGACGTTCCTGCAGACCAATGCGGACGACGGCACGGCCACGGCGAACACCCACATCTCCGGCATCCAGCTGGACATGGATATGGTGGGCCTGGCTTACACGCGCATGCCGCGAGTGGTGAAGCTGCCTTACCTGGGCGGCGGACAGAAGGCAATCGTGGACGCGATTTTCCTGAACATGGTGGACAATCCGCTGGGGGCGGTGGTGATGAATATCGCTTCGTAATCGAGGACGAGGACGAGGACGATAAGAAACTGAAACCGAAGATTAAGAAAGGAAAATTATGATTGTTCATCCGTTACCAATAGATAGCGCGGCGCAGATAGGGGCGACGCACATGGTGGAAGTGACATACGCGGACCTGACGGCCGCGGCTGCCACACAAACGCTCAACATCGGGCCGACGGCAGCGAAGCAGGCGGTGCTGCTGGAGTTTGCGCGGCTGGTGGTGCCGTTCGTGAGCAGCGACGGGACGCTGATTAGCACGGCGATCACGGTGGGAGATACCGGGAGCGCGACGCGATTCCTGGCGAGCATGGAGCTGAATGCGGCCGGATCCTTCGTGAACATGAAGGCGGGGGCGCTGGGGAATCCGACGGGACTGTTCGTTTATACGTCGGCCGATACCTTGCAGATCGCGGTGGCGGGGACTTCGGCGAAGCTGCTGAACACGCACACGGCGGGCAAGTTGCTGCTGTTCTTTACGATCATGGACGGCCGCGTGGGCCAGGGCGCGACGTTGAGCGGGACCGGGAACAACTAAACAGTTTCCGCGAGGTTGATTGGCCTTTTCCTCGTGGGAAATAGTGAGTGGTCTGGATGGGGGCCGCCGGCGTGGCGATTCGCCGGCGGCCTTTCCTCGCGGGGATTAAGATTAAGATTACGAGTAAGATTAAGACCTGAGCCTGCATGCCGAACGGACACGAGATTGATGTTGGTGACCTTGGGTTGACGCGCGCGCAGGACCGGGCGGTGCGCGAGGTGCTGATCCAGCGCGAGAACAAGCGCCGGCGCCAGTGCCAGGCCCGCATGCGGCTGGCGGCTTACTGCCAGGGCGAGCGCCGGCTCCTCGGGGACGGGGAAGTGAAAATGCAGGTGGATCCCTACTCCTACCACTCCTGGGGCCAGAAGCTCGGGTATGAATGCTGGCGGGATCCCGAATTTGTGGAGGAGTATTTGCGGGACAACCCGGAGGCGCGGATCCGGAGCCGGGCGGATAATTTGACGATCGTGGCGCCGGACCGGGTGGGAATCGCGGACATGGCAACGCGCAAAATTTTCAGGAAGACCTATCCGGAAGTCGTGGACGTGGAGGAAGTGAAAGCCCCCGCCCTGCTTGAAGCGGGGAACGCATCATGAGAACTGTCACCTTTCAATCTGTGCTGGAGGCGGTGGCTCGGCGGCTGGGGATGAATCCGAAGCGGGACCTGACGCTGGACCGGTCGCGGACGATCGCCAGCTACATCCAGGAGCGGATGATCGAGGGATGGAAATTTGATTTCTGGAGCGAATGGTCGCCGACGGAGCAACGGTCGTTTCGGAAGGGGTGGGTTTTGAATGACTTTGCGCAGGCGGGGGACGAGGTGCTGTTCATCCCGGACGGCAACTATTACCAGGCGCTGCAGACGCAGGCGCTGGGGACACAGGCGCCGGCCTTGCTCTCGGGCTCGAGCTATGTGGAGAACTCGGCGTGGTGGGCACGCAGCGCGAGCCAATACAGCGCGAGCGATTGGGTGAGCGGGGCGACGTACGCGGTGGGGCAGCAGGTGAGGAATTTGGTGGATGGGTCGCCGTATCAGTGCATCTCGGCGCACACGGCGGGCGGGACGTTCGACGCGACGAAGTGGGGGGTGCTGAAGGCGTTTTCGTGGACGATCGATTACCAGCAGCAGGGGGCGAATGCGATCGATGCGGTGAAAGGGGTGTATCGGCGGGATCCCAGGGTGTTCAAGAACCGGGCGGGCGAGCTGCCGTTCGCGCTGAATGAGAACGGGGTGCAGGTGGGATCCAGGATGGCGACGCCGCCGAGCACGGTGTGGATGACGTTCCGGCTGCCGCCCCCGATCTACACGGCGGAGGCATGGGTGAGCGGCCAGGCCTATGACGAGGGGGACGTGGTGTATTACCAGGGGGATTGTTACCTGAGCCTGATCGGCAACAACACGGGCCCGGTGGAATCGGTGAGCAACTGGTCGCTGCAGCCGGTGCCGGCGACGCTGGCGAGCTGGGTGAAGCGGGCGGCCGCCGGCGACAGCCAGGGCGACCAGAAGCAGACGGACCGCAAAGCGGCGGACTTGGAGGAGGGGCATGAGGAGCTCTCGGATGTGTGGGACCGGGAGATGGCGGCGCAGGGACAATTTGAGAGTGCGGTGGTGGCGACGTATGGGGCGTGAGGGATTAAGATTAAGATTAAGAGTAAGATTAAGAAAGGAAACTTATGCAAGGCAGTGTGAAGCTGAGGAATGACCGGAAGGCGTGCAAGTATGACGTGCCGCAGCAGTTGCTGATCACGAGCACCGGCGGCCCGACGCAGGTGGCGGCAGCGGGGACGTTTTTTCGGATCGCGTACATCCTGGCGGTGAAAACGTTGTCGGGCACGGCGAACACGGGGACGGTGAAGCTGGGCTGGAACAGCGCGGCGAGCAGCCAGCCGCTGGCGCTGGCGACGGGGAGCGCGCCGTTTCTCTACGAGGCGCCGGTGGGGGCGACGCATGACCTGGGGGATTTGTGGATCTCGGTGGCGAGCTCGGGGGATGGGGTGGTGATTTTGTATAGCTGAGCCTCACGCAAAGGGCGGTCCGAGCCGGACTGGCCAAGGACGCAAAGGGAAGAGGATTAAGATTAAGATTATGAGTAAGATTAAGATGGGGGCGCTGATGGGGATGCTGCTCTGTCTAAACGTTTGGACGGCCTATGGGCAGCCGGTGCCGCCGACGACGGCTTATACGCGGTATTTCCTGGGGGCGACGAATGCGGTGGATGCGCAGGCGAAGCTGGGGGTGAACGTGCCGACGAATGTGCCGGCGGTCGTAGCGCTGCCGGTCTATCGCCTGTTTCCGGATGGGACATTGGTGGGCCCGCGGGGACCGATCAGCACGGCCGGGACGGTGACGGCGGGGATTATGGAGGCCGTCCGCGATATGCCAATCGCCCCCAATAGTGATCCGACGAACAAACTCTCCTATCCGGGCGGTGGCAAGATCCTCGTCGCGCCCGGGTTCTATCCGTATACGGGCCAGATGCTCTTTCCCAGTTATACCAACCGTCCCTTTAAGCTGATCATCGAGGGCGAGGGGCTGCCGGCGTTTCTGTATGCGGGGCCTGGGGGAACCAATCCGATCACCACGACGGAGCACAACGGGGCGGCTCTCTATAATGGCCTGAATCTGGAAGTGAAATGTTGCATGTGGCTGAACCAGAACAACACGACCAATGCCATCTTTAGCATTGGAGCGGGGGCCTATGGACTGTTCGAGGGCAATCAGTTTGGGTGCAACCAGATGGTGACTAATGACGCGGGCGGCTACACGTTTAACTTCGAACTAGACACGCCGCGGCAGCCGGGCGTGGTTGGGATTCATATCGAGCCCACGTCTTCCGTGTGGTGGGAATTTAAGCGGAACGTGTTCTACGGGCTGGCCTGCGGGATTTGGTATGAGGGCAATCGCGGGATCATCGAGGGAAATACCTTCGGGATGGTGGGCAGTTTTTACACCAACTCTACGTATACCTACAACACGCTCTGGACCAACTCGGTTTACAAAGGGATCGTGCCGTCGCTGCTCGGGCTCGGGCCGGCCATTCTGTATACTCCCTTCGACGTGGAGGAGCTCACCATTACTGGCAACAGTTATCTTTATTGCGGCATGGAGTTGCTCGACTATGGCGGATCGTCCGGATGCACTGTGTCGGAGGACAACTTCTTTGGCGGTAACTACCAGGTGGTCACCTACAATATCGAC